AACTGCCGCTGCTACCTCTGGCATCTATACACCCTTTTGACATTTTTTGTTTTGATAAAATTATACCCTTTTTTACCTAGAAAAATACTATTTATACCATCACATAAACCTAGACCACCATTGTATAAAACAATATCGCCACGCTGTGCGTTTTTATTATCAATCTTAATTAAATTATCATCACAATAACTCATGATACTATTGTATCCTAACTGATTAAGCTTTTCTATGTAGTCTAATTTTCTTGTGTAATTCCCTATAAACTCATTACCTATACTTGTTTTATGTAATCCTTTAACGAATAAAAAGCAGTCAAATTCCCCATATTTAAATTTTTTATTCTTATTTTCGTTTAAATATTTATAAAATAAAGAATTAAATTCTGACAACGTTAAACCCACTCCCCCAAACGATATTTTGATTAGATAATTGATCAACATATTTAAAAGCACTGTCAAATGGATGTCTTGTTATTTGGTCAGGTAAGTTATATCTTCTAATATTTGGCTTTGTAAGTAAAAATAATTTATTGACGGCTGTTAATAATATCTCACTTTCTTTTCCGCTTGATATAGTCATATTATCCAATAAACCGCTAAAAATCTTAACTGGTGTGTTTATCTGGTATGTTGATAAATTTAAATTAGTTATATATATATTAATTTCTTTGTATTGGTAATTTGTACCTAAAGCTTGTGATATTATTGAATTATTAATACCGCTTAAACTCATAGTTATTTTTTCTACGTTTAAATCTTGACCTGAAATAATTGAACTTATTTTGCCAAAATCACCAAGACCAGTATATGTATTTGAATCATATTCAATATCACCAACATAATTATGCAAATATAATGGGGTATCCATATCTATATGAACCAAAACAACTTCTATTAATTTATCTTGCTCAAAAGCTGTTAGAGTTGTCGAATTAACGTCTCTAGTCATTAAGAAAAAACCTCTGTAGCTTGTATAATTATTGGTGAGCTAACAAAACTTCTATTCAATGAAAAATTTACTGCGTCAGTTAATAATACCATCTCGCACTTAGCATCATTAACAGTAATTGAAGCATTATCGCTAGGCGAATTTCTCAATGGCGGTTCGAACTCTAAAGTCGCATTGCCACTTCCGTCACTATCAATATCATTTGTAATAATTTTTAATTCATTATTAACTGAGAAATAATCACCTTTTTTCAATATACCAGTTTGTGAACTTGTCCAACCGTCAGTGACTAATGTATTCCCAGTTTGACTACCCCCATTTACTAGAGGGGTGCCTGTTCCAATTCCCCTCGGTGAAGTAGCGTTTGGGTCATAAGCATAAAAAGTATTTAACCGTCCATTTAGATTAGCAAAAAATGCTTGCCATTCTGCATATCCTTCCCGTTTTAATGGGGGTAATTCATATTGAGCAACCCACCTCGCACCAGTAGTTGCTTTCCTTTGGATCTGACTTGTTAATGCGTTGCCATAAACTTGTGTATTCCAACTCAGTAAAAAACTTGATGATGTAAAATTAGAATTAGGCATATTAATTGGCATTTTTATTATACTCCTTTTATTACCTGTCTAGCCCTACCACCTCTTGATATTGCGTCAAGTGTAGAGATTTTTGCTTGTTCTGCAATAGCAGGTGCTTGACTAGCAACTACTGCCCGAACTTGGCTATCATCTATTCCGGTTAATGGTTGTATTGTTTGATTGATTGTAATACTTTGAGACCCAGCTGTAGAGAAAGCCCTAGCGGTTGGTTGTACTACTGGCGCACCTGTATTAGTTGGTATTGTAGGGGCAGAGTTGTTATTATTTCTATTTGTAAATATATCAGTAGCAGATTTAACAATGGGGCTAGCAATTTGAGATTGAACGACTTGAGAGGCTATATCTCTTAATACATTATTAGCAAAATCAGCTAAACTTTGAAAACCCCCTTTACTATCAATAATAGCGTCTGATAAATTACGACTCCAGCTTTCTGTAGAGTCATTCATTGACTTTTTGATACTTTCAGCCGTTTTATTCGATACCCCTCTTAAGGATTCTATTTCCTCTTTATTCATCCCAAGATTTGGACCGAATTCTGGCCTATTATCATCTTTAAGAAAAGTTTTTAATTCAGCTTTTAATTTATTCAATCTAGTTATTTGGCTATCTAATGCGGAATTTAACCCTTCTGTATTTGATATATATTTTTCTTGTGATGGGATTCCGCCCTGTAAAGCTATAAAAGTTCCTCTAAAAGCTTCTGATAGCACATGGATAGATTTACCTAGTTTATCACTTGTGCTATCTTCATTGAGTTTTTTTATCTGTTCCCTTAAAGTATTTATTCTAATCTCAGTATTTTTTATATCATTTAAAAGCTCATCTTTTCTACCTATGTTAATCTGAGCAAAATCCTCTAGCATTTCTTTGAATTTCAAAGCGACTTTAGTCGCTGTTGGCAATAATTTATTCCCTAAATTAATCGATATTATGTTAATAGCATCTTTAATATTAGACAAAACACCAATGTATGTAGTTGATTGTCTTCTCATTAAATCTCCAAACCTACCAGAACCACTACTTAGACTCATAATAGCCTTCTCAACTTCTTTAAACCCAATTTTCCCCTCACTAACCATTTTTTTTATATCTGATTCTGTTACGTTTAATTGTTCAGCTAAAACCTCTATCAAAGGAACACTAGACTCAGTGAATTGTCTCAGCTCTTGACCAGCTAGCTTTGTTTGAGTTTTTACTTGACCAAACGCAAGTATTAGATTAGGTAATCTGTCACGACCTACAACGCTGGCTATATTCCCTAATGCCTCTAAAGTTGGGATAACTTTTTCTGCTTCAATATTATATGCTAATAAACGTTTAGCTCCTAATACAGTATCCTGTAATTGGAATGGTGTATTTTTGGTTAATTTAATAATGTCTTTTAATAAATTTTCCCCTTTACTTAAAGACCCTAACATAACCTCAAACGCCATTGCATTTTGCTCAAATTCACCAGCAGATGAGAGCATTGACTTACCCATTAAACCAAATGATGCAGATAATGCTACAGCAGAAATATTTATTTTATTTAGAGATTTATTTATTTCATTACTCGATCTATCAATACTAGATGCACTATTTTTGACAATTTTCTCGGAATTAATAAATGCATTTTTTAATTCTTTTGTGTCTGCTGATATTTTTACAACTAATTCATCTATTGTTGCCATTAGTCAGGAAATCTCCTTTTTAACTCTTCGTATCTCTCCCTTGTAAATGGCTCATAATCTTCATTTATATTATTTTTAATACAAAACCCTTTATAAGCCATTTCTAAATCCTCCACAGTCGATGAATAAAATTCTTTCCTACTCCATTTTAATATTGAATAGCAAAATATTTTCCATCCTTTTATATCAAAAAATAAATTATTGTCTAATTTATTACTTTTTCTTTTTTTTTATCTTTTGATATTAATGTTAACAATAATTCTAAACATAACTTCACTGCGTCTTCATAATTATTTCTGATAAACTCTTTTATTTCTTTTTCGTTAATATCGTTCTTTGCACAAAAAAACAAAATACTTGATATATCAGTAAATTTTAAAGTAGCAGATTCTTGTAATAAAACAAAAATTCCTTTATCTAAATAAGACTCAATTCTTTCTATTGCTTCAATATCAAGAATAAAGTCAATTTTGTTTTTATTAATATCCCTTATTATCCTATCCATATTACGCCGTTGTATAAGTTATTGCACCGCTTGATTCTAATGTCATTGAAAATTCTTCTGCACCGTTATATTCAGCACTTCTACTATAATTTGATATTGCAAAACTAGCTTCTAATGTGTCACCGTTCGGAAAATATAAAGAGAATGTATTTATGGAATTAGCAAATGCATATCCTCTAACTGTCTCCTCGATTGTCTCATCTTCAAAAACTCCGCTCATATCTATAGAAATAGATTGAACGCCTGCATCAGCTAGTAAAGTTCTAGCGTTAGCAGAGCTTTGAGTTGTGACGTCTACTTGCTCGTTATTTACTGTCATAGATACGGTACGACCACCAGCTATCGTTGTCGGGGTACCTGATACTGCCCCTTCTTTTAATAAAAATAAAATTCCTTTTTGTGCTGCCATTTTTTATACTCCTTGAGTTATAATCATAAACCTTATTACCCCTTGTGTTATTCTACCCTCTTTATTATCATCAATAAAGACTTCGCTTAAACCATCCCATCGACATAATACAAAATTATTATTACTAACTGATAAATCCTGATTATGTAATAACGTATATATTCTACTTAAAATATTAGTTGCCTCTAGCCTATCGCCTGAATTAGAGAAAACAGATAAAGTAACGTAACACTCTGCCCCATTTGTTGTCTGAGTATCCCACTCTTGAGAATTAACAGATGAGTAGACTATGTAGGGAAACCCTAATTCATTAGCTTGTATTGGGTTATCTAATATACTATTTACACCATTGTTTAATAAATTTAATAACGTTGAATCACTAGTTAATACATCATCAACAGATTTTTGTACATCTAATATAGAATAACTCATTTAATACTCTTTCTTAATGCTTTTTTAACTGATTTATTTATGTTTTTAGTTATATCTTTTTTGTTTTTTAAAAATGTAGGTTGCAACCAAGGTCTAGCCAGCATTTTATAAGTTCCAAACTCTAAAAAACCTCCATCTCGAACATTTGTTCCAACTAGATATTCAAACCCATAATTGAATTTAGTTTTGTTAATGCTAGAAACAAGTCTACCCGTGTCAGTTTTCGGAGGTTCACCAGGTGCAGAACGTCTAGATGTTACCCCCCCACGTGAATAAATAACTCCAGAACGAGAACCCGTAGCTATCAATTTTTTTGTATCGTTCTCTATTTTTAAAGCAGATTTAAAAACAGTTTGTTTGACAGGTAATTGACTAGCGTCACTAAGATTTTTTAGTCGTGAAATTAATCTATTTTTATTTTTTATTTTTATCATTATCTTTTTTATCTAATGCATTTAACGCTTGTATAATTGGTTTCATAAATCTAAAAGGTACAGGCTGATTTTCGCAATATTGTTCAATCTCTAATATCTGTTTTTTTGTTATTATAAATATTTCTTTTTCATCCATTTTTAAAACTCCCTTGTTATTTAAGATACTGATATTGTAGCATTTTTTGACTGCTCGCATATAGCTAAAATAAATCTCCCTCGCTCATCTAATTTATAAAAGTCTTTTATATCAAAAAAACGGCTATCGAAACGCAACTTCTTTTTTTCATCTAAATATGAATTATCACGAAAAATAAATTCATATTTTATATAATTTACTTTATCGTCATTTTGCAATGAATAGTTAGCTGACTTCGCTTTAACGTTAGCCCATAAAATAGCTTCAACAGTCCATGTCTCAGTCATACCCCCAATATCATTACGAACTAATGATTTTTGTAAGATATCTACTCTATGTCTCATTTTTCCAATATTATTTTTCATTAGAATATTTTGAACTGTGATAATAAACCTTGTGATATGTCGCTATTTATTTTTTGTTGGTCAAGTCTATCACCTCTGTGTTCATATCGAAAAGCAATTTCTTCTAAAACACCTTGCTTTATTTGCAAAGGCACGTCACTAGCGTTATCGCCGTATCCACAAACAAATTGTATCTCAATGCCATCAATTGGCTTAGTATATGTAGGCCATGAGTTCCCATTTTTTAAACTAATCCGACCTCTATTGGCAAAATCGCCGGAATAACTAGACACGCTGTAATTATCGCTACTAAATGTAGTAGCATTATCATCCTCGTCATAAGTTTTAAAATGAGTGACACTTTGAAGTGGAGCAAAAGGTAACTCAATATATTTTTTCATTACAAAACTACCTATATGCCCTTGTACTATACCATTCCACCATACGTTATCTAAGTTGTTATCGTAGTAATTGTCAAAGAATATTTTATATGTCTGTGTTATGAATGCTCTGCTTGTGTAATTTTCAGCGCATTTAGTACATAACTTAATTAAATT